TCACTAATTCTCTTAACTACATTATATAATTATGGGCTAACAGCATGTAAAGCTTTTCCCACAGTCTCCTTTCCAATATTATCCTGAGCATAAGAAAACATCTTCTAACCTAACTCTTTAGCAATAGATCGCCAGTCGTTTAACATTAATATAGCTCGGAAAGTAGGCAAATCACTATTGTATTAACTTGCATTAACACCTTCTGCCTCTAATATTTCAATCAGTTGTCTAAGATCAGCACCTGACCCGGTTCCAGCTTCAACGGGAATAAGACCCTCCTGCACTTTCCTTTATATCACCATATTAGGAAAAGTTAACTTATTTTCTCGTTGCATTTCTTGAAGCTAAGACCACGTTTGCACATCAACTCCTGCGTTTATTGCTGCGGCCCGACTCATCCCTCTCAAAGGCTACATCAATTCCTTCATCTCATTTACTGCTTTGACGTATTCGGAATCTTTCTCTTCAAGCTTAGCTATAATAGTCTTGATGTCTGAATCTTTCAATTTCTGCTTCTCCTCAATCACCGCTTGTTCAAAGCTATTGAATCGATCTTCTAAAGATTTTAAGTTTAATCTATCGACCTCAGATTAGGTTATCGGCCGATTGTCAGCTAAATGTCTCCTTTGATCTTGTAAGATTTCCGAGAGATCTGACAACATCTAAGAATTGGTATCTTTAGATTTCCTATTTTTGGTCTATTTGGGTTACATTGCTTATGTGAATTAGTATTGTTATTCAAAAGTTTAGTAGTATTTTATTTTATTTTCAACAAAATACTCATCTCTACAACCATTCAGTCTAAATTCATTCCTCTCGACTAACCTGATAAAATCAATCAATCCAATACCCAATCTACGGTGAACTTCATCCTGCATGTTGTAGGGTGTTGAAGTGCGTAAAGCGAACTTCACGTAATCTGTGGTCTTGAACATGTCTTCTTGTTGTTATGTAGGTATATCCATACTATAACTCTGTACCCGGATCGTAAACATGTCCTCTAACAACTAACTAACAGACTCACTTTATAAGCCTCTCAAAATAGCCATCGAATGCATCCACGGATTATCCCTCATCAAGGTGTTCTAGCCTTGATAAAACATCTTAGTACACATGATCCTGTTCATATCTCGACAATAATCCAACTTTTCTACTGATTCATCTTCCGAATAAAACCACTTAGAACAAAACTACATTGTGGACAATGGGCCAACAACAAACGCATCTCGTTTAACACACTAACCTAATCCAATAGGAACATCGCTATTCTTGGTACCAGAAGTAGAAATCAAAATAGCGTTCTTAATGTCCTCGACTAGCGTGCCATACCCATTACATACAATAATGACCAGGTCATCACCTGCGGCCATAGGAAAAAATCGTTCATCTTACCACGGTTAATAACTTATCCCATGATATCTCATGTACGTGTAAAAATACAATAAATTACGCAATGTATTTCCAAACGTAGTCTCCAAATCACGCCCAGACAAAGTAGTTCCATACGTCTTAGTGTAAACGTAATGGAGCCATGGCTCTTACTTTGCCTATTAATAATGATA